AAAGCTTTTCAAGCCCCACAGAAAGAATTGCCATCAGTCTTCACCAGAATCGGTTTTCGGTCGCCCGCGTCGAGCAGCAAGCTTTGGTTCTGACTTGACAGGCTTCTGCTGGATCTCCAGCTTCGGCTTTGGCTTCGGCTCCTCTTTAGGAGCAACCTTTGCCTTGTCGCTGCCAATCAGCAAATTCGCAATGTTTAGCTCGACTTCAACAAAGGAGCCTGCTTTTACAGGCTCCCCGTTGATCATCACATTGCGTGTGATCTCAATTCTCATGAGAATCAGGTAGCGAAGCAGAAGGCACCAGGCTGCTTGACACCGAAGTCCACATCCTGCAGTGCAATCACGCGAACGGTGCCAGCAGTAGCGCCAGCGTAAGGATCCACAGTCAGATCCAGGCCAGACCACATGCCCATGATGAACATGGAGAAGTCACCGAACAACGCATCGTTGTTGGCCAGTTGGTTGGAGACGATCGCGGGATAGCCGTTGATCTCACCATCCGCGAACACGAATTCGCCGCTACCGGCATCCTTCTTGGTGCCCTTCAGGCCGCCACGGGTGGTTGCGTTCACGATGTAACGCAGAGCGCCAGCGTCAGCGTTAGCTGCAGCAACGTCGGTCTCCATCGCAATGAACTCGGCGAAAGTGCCGGTTCCGGTCAGGGTCTCAGAGCCAATGCCGCTCACGTTGGTCAGGCCGAGAGGCTGGTTGGAGGAGCCGGTGCCGTAGATAGCAGCGCGGTCGATTTCCAGTGCAATCACTCGAGCCAGGTCGTTGCGGACCATACCCTCAACGTCAATGCTGCTCTGAAGCAGAAGACGACGGGAGTAGTCAACAAAAGCACCCACGGTCTTGGGGCTCATGTTCACTTGGTCGATGGCCTGCTGGGACTCGGTGGGAGCAGAGTTCTCACCAACCCAGTAAGCAGTTGCAGCTGAAGTCTGACGAGGGATGGAAACGTTGCCCTGCAGACCGGTCAGCATGGTTGCACCAGCCTGGGCGATTGCCAGACGGTTACGCAGCAGATCGATGAAGCTACCAGCCAGCAGCACATCATCAACCAGATCACCACCAGCGGTAGGGGTGCCGACGACGAGGTCACGACGAAGAACTTCGTTAGGAATAACGATGCCGTTAGAAGAACGCTCGTACTTCTTGGCAGCGGCTTCGCCAACTTCGATTTCAAAGGCGGCGTCGCGACGAGCCTGAGCATCACCCTGATTAGAGAGGAAGTTCAGAGCTTTAACGAAGCTGAAGGAGCGAGTCTCCTTCTCGGTCAGGCCAAGATCGTTGGCGGTGATGCTGTGTTCCACGGGTTGGGTGCCGATTTTTTCGAGGAATGCAGCACGAGCTTCATCGACAGACTTGCCGCCGTCGATCAGTTCACGTGCCAGCTCAGGCAGAGCATGACGCTCGCCCAGCTTGGAGATAGAAGCAGTCCGGGTACGCTCGGCCTCTACGGCCTCGGACCGGATCACCTCCAGGTCAGGAGTGTTGTCCATGACAGGTTCAGTCACAGTGTTTTCAGGAGATGCGGTTGAAGCCGCAGGTTCAGAATTGGTGTCCTCTAGAGAACGCCCAACTCCGACGGTAGGGTCAGCCGGAATAACGGCTAGCGAGACCTCGTAGGGCGACCAATTGGTTGCTACGAAATCATTATTACGCTCCTCCATCTTATCGATGGAGTAACCGAAAGAAACGCCGCGAAGGATTCCGTCGCGAACGTCCTCGAGCACTTCTTGCGCAAATTTATTGCGCGAGAAACGCACTTTTGCGTAACCGCGTTTCTTCTCACCATCGATCCATGCACGCTCGACAACGCCGATCATGCGATCCGGATCATGGTTAAACAACAGCGGTGCGCCATCGTTGAGCCGCGAAAGATTCGCGGACTCCATCTCATGACTCAAGACTTCGTTGCCGAAATAGCGAGCCACGGGATACTCGGAGCTAAATGGAAATTCCATGCTCCGATCGTCAAGCATGTTGAAACTTGTAGATTCAACACGCTGGAACTTTGTGCCTTCAATTTCGCGAGTCAAATCCTTTTTGGATTCTTCTTCTGCGACAACTTCCGGCGCTTCAGAATCAACTTCCATTGCGCGTAATGCTTCGATCTTTGTCAGTGTACTAAATCGATGCCCTACTTTAGTCTCAGTAGCTTCCCAGCCATCATCGCCCTCGCGATAAACCTGAATTAATGCAGCAGGATCATCCTCCGTGCCATTAATAGTGAACTCAGAATCAGGCACGTCAATTGAACCATCGCGCTCAATTCGCTCAATCTTTCCGCGAGCACGGCCACCAGAGCTATTCCAGCTGACGAAATCACCAACACTCAAAGCATCAGGCTCGGCCCTTTGCTCGATTTCAATTGAACGATCCATAGCCTCAACAAGTCGGTCAGACCAAGTCTTACCTGCATCGCCGCCCCATGCGGCCCATGCGACACGGCCTGGAGATGGATAACCTTCCTCTCCAGGACTGAACCCTTCAGCCTGCTTGTCTACTTCATGGCGAGCGAACCATGCGCTCATCGTCACGATGGTCTCATCACTCAACTCATCACCACTCAGAATCTGAGAAGCGCGACGAGCAGCGACATCAGTGCCGCCTTCGCGCCCCTCTTCCTTCCAGTCCCTGTAACGCTGCGCTTCTTCGCGCATCCCTTCTGTCGGCATTGCGGGCATTACTCGATAACCTCCGGCGGCTGCTCAATGATGTCCTTGTCAAGCTCAACATTAAGGTCAGCTGCTGTTTGTTGCTCTCTCGCGAACTCGGTGAGGTTGTCGTAGAAATCGCCGCCTAGTTTCGCGACAATTTGCGCTTTCGTCATGTAGCCCGCTTGCTCCATCTCGCGGTAAGCCTTCGCCTCCTTAAGTGGATCAACCCAATCCCAACCACGCGCCATCCATCGCGGTGAGTCATAACGCTCAGGACGAGTGTCGTAATCATCAAACGGCAACTCACCGGCCAAGACCGCAAGGTTCAGCCACTCGCGGAATACCCGATTGTGAAAATGCTCAATCAGATAAGCCTGCACAACCTTCCAGTGCTCGCGATCCTCAAGCAAGCTCAGCCTTGAGCTGCTGTAATTTGTGTCCGAAAAATCACGGCTCAGAGTCTCATAGCTACATCCAAAGCCGCTTGCAAATCTGCGCACTTTATTGCGCACAAACATCTCAAACTGTTGATCGGGTGAGTCGATGTTTGGGACAGTTACGTTCTGGCCAGGCTCCAGATACTTGAACATCCCAGGTTCAAACTCTGAAATCCGACGACCGTCTTCAACATCGTCCCCGTCAAGCTCGCCCTCAGGGCTCGTCACAAAACCCATGATTGAAGCGCCTGCGCGAGCGCGGATCACTGCAGCTTCTTCGTAACCCTGCAGCTGATGCGCATCCGCCATCACGGGATGGAACCAAGGCACGCCGCGATTCTGCTGAGGCCGTTCCGGCAGGAACAGATGGATTACATCCTCTGCGGGAAGAAATACGTGCTTGTCTCCTTTTTGTGGTGCGTTTTGGAACCAGTAATCACCCGGATGACGAGTCAGGAATGCATACCGCACAGGGCGGCCCCATTCGTTGACCTCAACACCCATACGCCACTCATTCTTCTTCGCAAGCGTCGGTCCCTGGTACTCCTCGTCTAAAACGTCGGACTCAAGCATTTCAAGTGCCAATGGCACTCGGCTGCCACCAAATGGGCGACGAATAATTCGGAACAACGCCTCGCCTGATTCAGGCAATGCTCCAGTCGCCAGCCATTCCATCATGTGGAAGCTATGCCGACCGGCAACATCACAGTACTGAGCACGAGTCCACAGATTCCACTTCTCTTCGATCAGCCGATTAATAGCCTCGCTTGGCTTACGACTGCGGACCTGCTGCACCTGCGACTGCAGCTTGATGCCGCTGCCAACAACATTGATTTGCGTTGTACGTTTTGCTTGCTTTGCGTACGGATTGTTCCGCACCATTTCGCGGGAACGATCGCGCAACTTGCGCAAGCTGTTGCGAATCTCAGCATCAGCACTCGATTGAGTGCTCATCCAATCATTCGTCAGTCGCGAAATGATCGCGCCTGCATAACTGCGGCGCCGACGAGGCTGTTGCTGCGGGATTGGCTGCAACCCAAGCCTTCTAAGAAATCGTGTACGAAGTCCCATCAGCCTCGATCGAATCGAACGTAAAGATTATGTGGATCGCCAAGACCAGAAGCGATCAGCTTGGCTTTGTTTTCCTTAGCCACAACTGACTTTAGCCTTGACTCCAATTCAATCAATTCAGACAAGTCGTATCGCTTAAGGTTGCGATTGCCAATTCGATATTCGGAAACAGCGCCGCCGCTAATCAAGCTGCGAATTGCAGCCTGAACAGCATCTAAATCTTTCTGTGCCTGCGTCCTTCCGTCGAATGCAGCAGGCGAACCGGAGTATGCCAACGAAGCCTTGACTTCGATTTGCCCTCGGCTGTACTCCTGAATCGTGCCGTCGCTGATCTTTGTCGCAACTGCCTGAAAATACCAATCAGGACTGGCATCCATCGCGCCAGTCACTGCAGCTGACAGCGTGGTCTTCCAGCCGCTGTTATACGCAACCGCAGTAGCAGTCACGCCCTCGCCTGCAGTGTTCAGGCGAAAGTAATAAGTAAGCGTATGAGTGGTGCTAGTTACTGCGTCGCCAAAAACATCAACGGTCTCGGCATCAGTCCACACCGCATCCACGCCACTTGTTATGGACGGTGGGATCGCCATCGACAGAATTATCGACTGATATGCCGAAGTCTAACTCTTACCACTGATTAACGAAACTCCTTCCACTCTTCTTGACCTGCACGCTGCGACGTGTTTTGCGCTCTTCTGGTGGCTTCTCCATCTGATCCCATAGCGTCCTGCGATCTTTAATCTGATACACCCGATTTAGCGCAGCATACGCATAAACCAATTCGTCCAGCGCTTCATTTCTTGCGCTGCTCTTCTTGACCCAGATTCTTTCAGGAAATCCGTTCCTGAATCGCATAATTTGCTTCTCTGCAGTCAACTCCTCGAAATAATCATTTTCAACTGTTGGATAAAAATGCAAATAACCAGGACCAGGATCGTTGTGCTTCAGCCTGCCGAACAGCAGTGACTTAATCGTGTCCGAACCCACCGGGAACACCTGAGCACCCTTCTTCAACGTCTTCCCATTTGCATTCAGGTCAACCTTGCTCGCTTTTCCAATCGGAGGCTTGTTCTTCGTAGACATACCCTTAATCGCAACCACGCCTAGGTTCTGCCTCTCTCTTGCGTACTGGTACACCTCGGCTGTGTGGTGACCACCAGAGTCGATTGCCACCACCATCGGCTTCAGCTTCCGATCGCCATCTCCCGGATATGGCGCCTGCAGGATCTCATCCAGCTGGTTCCACACCTCGCCACGGGATGGATCGCCATAAATTTTTACCCTGTCAATCAACCAACCCTGCTCCTCGCGGCCCCATCCCCAAACACTCAACGAGAGACGATCATCCTGCACGTCGCAACCAATGGTCAGCAGCAAAGCCTCACTCGGCACATTGCCCTGCTGGTACTCCTCAATCGCAGCACGTTCACTCAAGGCATCCGCACCAACCTTCGACGCATACTCGTCTTCCCAGGTCTCGCCCAACACCGTATTGACAAACGTCTTTAACTGCTCTGCGTCATTCTTTGCATCCAGAAATTCCTCAACTAAGTTCTGCCAAGTTGCGTTCGGGCTGTAGCTGTAAGCTGCCCAGATGTGGAACGACACATGTTTGCCGTTCCCTGGCGCGGTGGGCCGCCACTCACCGCGTTCAACCATCCAACGCTTTTTCGACGCAGGGATCCACACGCCACATCCCTCGCACGCATAGCTCGCAGTATCGGGATCATCATCTCGCCACTTGATGTTTGCCCACTTCAAGTACTGCATGTGACCGCAGTCAGGGCACGGTACGAAATATCGACGCTGATCACCCTGCAGGAACATGCGCTCCACACGGCTGAAATCCTTCACCGTTGGCGTACTGCCCGACACGATCTTGCGGTTCCAGTAATACTCCGTTCGGCGAATGCCAAGCTTGATCTGATCACCCTCGGTGCCAGCTGATGCCGGATAGCCGTCAATCTCGTCAAACAGCACAACACGGCGGCTCACCCTTCTGAAGCCGCGTGGTGAGTTTGCGCCAACCAAGCTCAAGCTCCCGCCAGGGAACTGCTTCTGCAAGATAGTGTTCGCGCCATCTTTTGACTTCGCCTCGCTCACAACACCACGCAGGCAAGGCGTGTCACGCAACATCGGAGCAATCTCTTCCTTCGAGTAGCCCTGCGCATCCTCAATCGTGGGCTGCACGATCATGATCGGGCATGGATCCTGGTGGATATGAAACGCAGCAACGTGGTTAAGGATTTTCGAGTACCCAACACGGGCACTTTTCATCACAGTGATCTGCTCTATCTTTGGATCCGTAATTGCATCCATAATTCCCTTCTGATAAGGGAGCGTGTGCCATCTGCCGCCTTCTGCGCTTGATTCTGCGCTTAAATACGCATAAGAGTCCGCCCATTCGCTCAAAGTCATCTTCTTTGGCGGCTTGAACGCCAAAAATGCCGCTTTTCTGAGCTTTACTGCGTTATTCCCCTTCAACAGCAAGGTCTTCTAAAGCTTCACGCACAATATCATCCAGAACACCAATTGCGTCTGTATCCAAATCTGGTATCCGCTGTTTTGCCTTGGTTGGAATACCCAGTAACTTTGTTCTTGCGCGAGTGATTACCTCAACCCATTCATGTTCAACCTCTTCAGCCTTAACCAGCAAGCCCTCTTTCTGCTGACGCTCAAGCTCAAGCAGCTCTGCTTTTAAGTGCTCTGTACGTGCTCTGCTCTCGTCATAGTCAGGAATCGACTCGCTAGTACGGCTAATCCTTGGCTCCTCTCTTGATGCCATTCGCTCTTCACGGCTGCGCAACGGCTTCTTCTCCCTACCAGGACCAGGCGGCTTCGGACCCATACCAATTCTCGTCTGCGTGTTCTTAGCCCACTCTTCGCGCATTGTTTCGCTATTGACTAGGGGCTTGCCATCACGGCTTTGTATGACCGATAATCTTCCGCTTTTTACGGCTGCGTATACGGCCTCAGGCGTAACGCCCAATGCTCGCGCCGCTTCAGCTCTGGTGATTAACGCCATGATGTAAATACGCTGAAGAGACGATAGCGCACAACAAATAAGGATGTTACTATGGCCGATTTTGCAAATTCGGCTTTTGGGGTAGGTGTGTTTTCGAGTAATCGAAACAACTTTCTGCGCAATTGCCTAGCCGAACGGCGCGATCCGAATACCTT